AAGGTAAAGTATTAACTGTACCATCAAAAGAAAAGAAACCATTACTAGACATCCAATAAGCAACCCCATCAATTTCAATAGCTGCATTCTTACCAATCAATCCGCAGTTCGTGCCCACCTGTTCAAAGCCAAATGTAAATGGAGCTCCAACAAATTTCATTGTGTACAAAGCATTATCAGTCCATACTAAAATATTTTCTTTAGCTTTAATAGCTCCCATAATTTTAGTACCATCTTGTAATCTAAAAGTACCTGCTGTGTTAGTTGCTAATACATCATAAACATTTATTTGTTCATTAACTGAGAATCTAATAAACATATCATCTTGTGTAGTCGGATCGCCGATAGTTGTTTCTGTTCCAAAGTGAATTAAGTGACGTGTAGTTGGAGAAATTAAAGTATCTCTAGTTGCTGTAGGATTATTAGTAGTTAAAAAATCAGAAGTTGTAGTAGATGCTCTTGTTGTTAGTCTTGCCGCAATCCCTGAATTCCAAGTAAATGTTTTTCCATTGGCAATCGTTGCAACAAGTACTTCACCAAAATTACTTAAAGACCAAAGACCTGGTTCTAGTGTAACTGTCGATGCAGATACTGCTTCACCCCAAGCAACACCACCCCATGACCCAACACCCCAACCATAACCATAAGTTTGTGCAGCGGGACCAACAGTTTCATAAGGAGTTACTCCAACACTTCCACCGGTAGCAACTGTTGCTGTAGCGTTAGTAGACTGATTAATTGTAAAAGTTGTAGTACTTGGAACTGTAATTACTTGAAATAGTTTATCTTCAAAATCAGCGTCTACATAACCTGTACCTACTGGTACAGTAACTGAATCTAATAAAACAATATCACCTACTGATAGTCCATGACTTGATCCTGTTGTAAAAGTACAAATAGGAGAGCCGGAAGTTGTTGAAAATGTTGCAGCTGCAAGAGTTGTTTTTAAAGGAGTGACATCAAAAAATTGTCCTTCAAAATAAATAATTAAAAACTTATCTGTTCCTAAAGCAACATATCTATTGCCATCATTATCTACAAAAGCATGCATCTTTCTAGTTACCCCTACTAAAGATTCATTAAGTAAAGATTGCCAACCTCCTACTTTTTCTGGAAGTCCATATCTAAATCTAGTATTGTCAGAATCTACCCAACGACCTAAGGCACCAACAGAGGTGTCTTGTTTGTCTATTCCAGGTGCAAATTTAATTTCTTGAAGAGCCATAAAATGCTCCTATTGATTAGTTGATTTTAATAACCAACCTTTAGTGGCGTTAGCATATATAAACGTTACACATTGGTTGTTTACATTTAATACATAGTTTGTAGCCGCGCCGTTTATATTAGAACCATTTCTATCAACAGTTACATTATTAGTTGCAAAACCATTTACCGCTGAACCATCCATAATTGTTACTTCATTAGTAATACTAGGAGTTGCAGGTAAAGTAATAGTAACTGGATTTGCTTGTGTGTCTACCACAACTTGATCCCCATTAACTGAAGTATAAGTTGTTATAGTTGCAGCAGTAATATTTTTAATTCCCGGTTTAATAAAAGCAAGAGCTGTATCTGTTCCATCAGATCTAACAATTACATTAGCACCTTCAGGTAAAGGTACTGGAGAAGCTGATCCTGCTGTTTTAATATTTATAGTATAGTTGTTAGCAGTTGTTCTGTCTGTGGCATCTTCAATAATATAAGTTCTTCTTGCTGTACCACCTGTTGTAGCCGCTGGTATAATTAAACTAATACTTGCAGTCATTGTACCTGTTAATTTTAAATATATATTTTTACCATTTGCAGAAGATGATCCATCTGCTAAACTTAAAGTTACATCAGAACCTGATGTCATAGGTACTTCAACATAGCCTGAAGAGGCTTGTTGTAAAATTTCTAAATTAGTATTAGTGATTGTTCCCCACAAACCTGCTTTTTCGCCGGTTGTGATAAGTTCTAAAGATAAGTCTGTTGAATATGTTGATGGCATAATTTTAGTACGGTTTAATTGGTGTCCAAACCATTGTTGCTCCTGGTATTATATCGTTCCATGTAATAATTCCCGGTTCTACTGTATCTAAAGATAGAGAAGATCCATCTGGATTTACTAATGCATTACCTGATATTGTAACATTTCCTGTGGCTAACGTCAACGTGTTTCCGGTTACATTTGCTGTTGCTGCTGCTGTAACTACAAAATTACCTATACCTAATGCTGTAGCATTACCTGTAACAGTAAAATTGGCGTCTCCAGTAATAGTTAAATCACCTGTTCCTAAAGTTACTTGTGAACCATTTGGATCTTCAATTATAGCAGTCGCTATAATCCCTACACTACCTATAGTAATGTTTAATGAGTTACCTGTAGCATTAATTAAAACACCTGTATCGGGTCCTGAAGTAGCCCATGGTAATTCCGCAAATGATCCAAATCCTAACATAATATAAAATCCTTATAAAGGAGGCTGTAGGTATGGTGGAGTACAGCCTCCATCATAGGGTTATATCATCGTTTAAACCAACTTGGAAGACCTAAATGTGGACGCTTGTCAAACATATTATCTTTAGATCCTGGAGTTTTTCTGTTGTTATAATGAAGAAATACTTGAGCACAGTCTTTACCTTTAAACTTTTCTCGCCAATGCTCTAGTTCACAACCAGAATAGACTAACATATCCCCTGGTTTTAAATTTACTTTAATACCTTTTTTGCCAACTTCTCCTGATGGCTCTAAATAAATAGTCCAATCATCTCCCCCTAAATTCATAGTCGTAGATATCTCACAACTGAATCTATCTTTATGTCTTTTAAGAATATCACCTTTTTTATAAATTCTTGCATAAGTATAAGATGGATATAGTTTTAATCCTGTAGTCTTTTCCATAATCGGTTGACACTTCAACATTAAAGTCTCCATAGCTATATCAGAATAACTTGAGTAAGTATGTGGAATCTGTTCGTCTGCTCCTTCATAATAACCAAGTAATGTTTCATAAGGTGAAATGTATCTAGCATTACGACAGGTATCTAATACTTGTCTTTTCATATGAAAGTAATTGTACAAGAATAAAGCTAAATCTTTATCTATTGCTTGTTTTATAATTACGTATTTATTTTTTTTAAACGACATCTTTAGCCATCTCTTTCGGTACTGCTTGAATATTCCAATGTATAAATCTAAAAGGTTCTATTCCAAAGTCTACACTAAACTCGTGTTCTAAATATCCTGGAAATATAATTAACGTTCCGGGTGTAGGTTTAAAATGAATTAATTCGGATCCAGGTAATACACCTTTTTGATCTTTCATTTTTAATTTAGTAGATCTTGCTCCTGTCCGCGGTTCGTGAAAAACAGGCATTGATGTTTTATCACTACACTTTAAAAAGTAAAAACCAGATACGTGTTGATTCCAATGGACGTGCGCTGAATGATGACCCCCACCTTTTTTAGCAAATTCTTGTACCCACATCTCACTAAACATAGTTGTATACTGTTGCATATCATAACCTTGATGATCTAAATATTCCCAAGACTTTTGACCAATATAATTTCTAAAATCTATAAAATCATTGTCAGCTGTAAGAGGTGTTGAATGATAGGATCTTCCAAAGTCACCAAATTCTTTAATATGTTTTTTAGCTTCTGGAAAATTTCTAGCAGCTTTAATATATTTGTTAGAAGCTTTTGTTAATGATTTTATAAACTCTGGTTTTTGTTCTGACCAAATCGTTGTGTTAAAGTAATTATTTATATACATATTATTTAAATGGATATCCTAGGTTCCACATTACCAATGAATATCTTGTTCCTTTTGTTACGGGTTTAACTCTATGCCAGACAAATGAGGGAAATACAATAATAGATCCTTTAGGTAATATCTCTTTTGCTCTTCTCAAATGTTTATCTTCTTCTCTCATATGCGGATCATAGTTTCTAAAATCAAATTCTAGTTCTCCACCTTCATATTCTGAACCATCGGTTAACTGACAAGTCATAGATAGCTTTCGAATTTTACCATTATCGGGATCATTTTTGTTATCTCTTTTATAAGGTTTATCCCAGGAATCACAATGCCAATCATAATATTGATTGAGTTTATATTTTGTA